TTATACCGGAATTCCGGCCGCTTTGCGAACCTCGTTCGCCAGGCGGTTGAACTCGTCTTTCGAAGCTTGATCGACCGCCGCATACCAGCCTGCCGATAGGAACTTGATGATCTTCTCCGCGTCTTCTTTGCTCATCGTTATCTCACCTTCCTCTTCATTCGTGTTCCACCAGCCTTCGCCGCCGAAGGAGCGGTTCAGGTCCAGCGAGACTCCGGCCACCGAGGTGCCGTTCTTGTATTGATAAATATTCGCGTTGCTGCTTTCGTTGCCCCTGCTCCAGGCGTAAGTCTGCCAGAAATGCTTGCAGGCCCCGCGCTTGTGCATCTCTTCGATTACCGCGTAGGAGCCGTAAACGCCGATTCCATAGCCGGGGAGCTCGGCGGCGGCGGCCTTCAGGTACGCTTCGATCGCGTTATAGTCCGACGGCTGGGCGTCGTAATCCACCGCGAAGTAGATGGCGCTGCCGGGAGGCTGGGCGATCGTCCGGGCTTCCTTGAGGGCGGCGGCTCCGTCCGCCTTCCCCGCGGAGGCTCCGCCCTTCGGGCGATCCGCCGACGTCTCGTAAACGGAGACGATCTGCATTCCCGCGGCGGTGATCGCTTCCGCTTCGCTTCGGGTCAGTCTTTTCCAAGTGTAGTTGGCCGGGACCAGATAGCGCGCCGCGAACTTATAGCCCGCCGCCGCGATCTGCTTCGCCGTCTGCGCGGTGAGCGGAGTCGCGCAATCGATTCCGGATGTCGTTGTTGCCAAGGGCGGCTTCTCTCCTTCCTCTGAGGGTTTGGGTTTAAAAACATCATATTGATAAAGGTCGTAGGCGTTCATCAGCGAAATCAGCTTGTCGGCGTAGCCCGGATCCGTCGCGTAGCCCGCGGCGGCGACCTCCCGGGCGGCGGTTCGGCCGTCTGCGTTAAGCGCCTTCTTGTAGCGCGGGCGGCTAAGCAGCGCGGAATGGTCGGCGATCGACTCCTCCCAGCTGTTATAGGCGCGGAACGCCGCTTGCGCTTGCGTCGCGCGTCCGTCCGCATATTCCGTCGTCGCCATCGTCACGCTGCCGGCCGGGCCGGTGCCTTTGATGCTGAACAGGTTATTGGCTTTCTGCGTCAGCCCGCTCCGCCCCCAGTTCGACTCCAGCGCCGCCTGCGCCAGGGTAAGGGAAGCCGGGACGCCCGTGTTGAGTTGATCGGCGAGGACGTACGGAAGAATCCGGGTTATAAAGGCATCATAGATGGACATCGCTCTTGGCGTACCCCTCCTTATACGTCGGGGATGGGATGTGGTTGCTGGTCGTTTTGGGTCATTTATAGGGATGCATTGGGGTGAGAAAAATAGGGCGATTATTTTTAAGGACGAGTTAGTATATGTTGGCGTGAAGGCGAACGGAACGGCGGGCGTTAGCCTGGGGAGCATTACAATGGCAGAACGAGAGATCGATTCCCCACTTAATACAATATTCTGTTCTTGTGCCTTCTTTCCTCCAACCGTCAAGTAGAAGCAGTCTCTACTCTTCCGTTTCGCCCTTCTGCTTGAGCACCGCAATGATTTGCCTTAGCTTCTCCGGCATCGGGAGGCCGATGCGGCCGCAATTCTCTGTGACCGACACCAGTTCGTTCGCGATGTAGAAGTAAATAGCTCCTCCCATGACCATCTCGCTTCCGAGCAGCACGTCCACTCGATAGCTGAGAAGGATGACGAGCAGCATGATGCCCTTCTTCGCTAATCCAACCGCTCCGACCGCCGAGTTCAGGCCATGTCCTTCTTTCAGCGACGCGTACATTCCGCTGATGATATCTATAGCAACCACGGTAAGTAGGAATGTGAGGGATTCGGGCCAGTGGCCGAAAGAGAAAGTGATGAAGGCTCCTAGCACGCCGGAAAAATAGTTGATGAGGGTTTGTGCGTTCATGTGGGGACCTCCTTTGGGATAATAAAAAACGGGCCAATGGCCCGTTCAGGAGTCTTACGAAGAAATGAATGTGATCCTATCATTTTGCATCTATTATTCTTTCATTTTGTTTTGCAGATCTGATAAGGAAAGTTTTAATTCATCGATGAGCCTCTGCTGTTCAGCCACTTGCAACGTCAACGGTTTTTGATAGACTGGCTCTGCGGTATGTGAAGGATTAGGGTATGAGAATACAAGAATCGGCTCCTCTCCTTTAATATCCACCCTATATCCGTTGCAAGCCGTAAAGTCAGCTGCGTATTGACCAAATTCCAGGTGAAGGACGCCAACCGTCTCAGGAATACGTTCCGCCAAAGCCCCATAAGAGGCGAAATCCCCTTCTTGTGTCGTCTCGATCACCTCACCCGAACGCTCTCCGGTGTCTACGAGCACGTTGCCCGTTACCCGATCATAATAAATCTTTCGTCCAACTTTTTTCATTCCAGATTACCTCCTTTACTCGAATGCCACCCAGCTAAATGTACCTGTATCACTTACCGTTGACACTTGGAAGAATCCCGGCCCATAATAACCTCCATAAGTACCTAGCGTCGAAGCGGGACTTGTCTGATAGATCCAATTTCCATAATACGGCTCCGTACCGTTTCCTGGCATAGAGCTCTGACCATAAAAGTTATCGGAGAAGAACATGTAGTTAAAGGTATTGGAGGCGTTGGTAAAAAAACCGGAGTTGTTAAGTAAACCAACGTCAAAAAGGATGTTTACACTCGGCCAATTAGTCCCGCTTAGCCTTTTGGCAAAAACCAGAGACGGAGTAAACCCAAGACCAGTGACCAGAATGCCCGAAGTGTAAGTCATGCTGATAGTTGTCGCCGACCCGCTAGCACTCCGCCTCCCTGTGCCCGTCACCTTAACACCATTGACATACGCCGTGTATCCCGAAAGAATTTTATCTGCCGTTGCGGTAGCATCACCTGTAAACGTACCTGTCATTTTTAGATCAGATCCGCCGATTTGTACCCCGTACTTGATATTATCAGGCAACAGCGCATGAATATGGTGTTCTAACTTCGTTGTCGAGTCCATGTAGCCTTTGGACGCAGAATTATTGGGGCTTGGCCTTGTCACCAATTTACCGTAAGCTGTGTTGCCACTGTATACCTCCAGAGAGAGAACCCCTTCAGCTCCGCCATAAACAGCTTGATTGCGTTTATCCTGCAAAGTACCCGATACAATGCCGTTTTCAGTACCCACTGTATAACCAGACAGGATCTGATCAGCCCCAGCCGTCCCATACTCCCCCCCTTCACCCTGTAAGATAAAAGCCGTACCGTTATAGCGCAGGGTATAGATCCCGTTCGCCACAAGCTTGCCCGATGCCAGGGCAGCACCCTTGCTATTAAGGATAGACTTCGCCCCCAGCGCATTCACGTTAATGGTAGAAGCACCTGTATTGGCAACGTTAATTTTCACGGCAAGAGCCAGACCGGCCGGCAACGAAGTTGGCGCCGGGGATAGAGTTACGGCATAGGCGTTGGCTGAGCCAGTTGCTGCAGCATAAGGTACGTGAGAGGTCAGATCGGAAACGTGAGAGAGAGGTGCCGCATCCGTAATCCCATACCCGTTCAACGTCGTCGGGTTCGTCCCCGCCGTCACGCGTCCCTTCGCGTCGACGGTTACGCTTCGGTAGGTTCCTGCCGATACGCCCGAGTTCGACAAGGTTAGCGTACCGCTTGCCGCTGCCGAGCCATCGAAAGTAACGGAAGCTGCACCGTCGCCCGTAAGCGAGATTGCGCGAGCCGTCGCCAGCTTCGTGGCGGTTGCCGCGTTGCCGGTGATGCCGCCGACTAACTGCGCAGAGGAGTTGTAGACGGGGATCGTATTCGCGACCGCCGTCGTGCTCGCGTCATAGCCGTCAAGCTTGTCCGCGTTCAGATTGGTTACTTTGGTGGTGGAAGTCACCGCCAATGGCGCGCTCCCCGTCGCCACAGCGGAAGTGATCGGTCCGCTTACCTTGAGGTTCGCGGCCGTCACCGTGCCGGTAAAAGTAGGCGAAGCAAGAGGAGCCTTCTCCGCGACGGCCGAGTCGAGAATATCCGAATTGTCGTTGAAGTTCCCGATATCGACGACGTCCGTGCCCTCCGGCTTCTTGAGTCCTAAATTCGGTGTCTGTTGCATGAGTCCGTCACTCTCCTTCGTAAACTTTAAGCTCGTTCCATGTCTTGAGTGCCGCGTCGGACCATCGAAGCCCCGACAATTGATCCCAAGTTGTATAAGTATATTTAATGCTATAAACCAGGTGAGCCGGCTTGATCGCTTCCAGCATGGACAAGAACCCCGCCATGTTCGCCGGAATGCCCTTCACCCCGATGAACTGGATCTCAAACCGGTACTCCGCAGGGTACTCGGTCACTCGAACCTCGCCGCCGCTGAAAGCCGCGGCCGCGGACACGATCGCCGCCGAAGTCGTCGTGCCGACTCCGCGAAGGGCGGCCATCACTTGCTCCCGGCGCCTCTCGATCGTCTTGGAAGGATCGACCGTCAGCCCCAGCTCGTCCTCCCAGCGATCCAATCCCCAAGTGGCCGTGCTCACGAACCGTTGACGAAGCGTCTCGTCCAACGCAAACCGCTGCTGAGCCGCCTCCTCCGCGATGGTTGCTTGCAGGGCCTTCATCACTCGGCTATTGGCGTAGTAATAGGGCAAATAACTTAACAGATCCGGCGGGTTGCCCGGAGACGAGCCGCCAGATTCCGGCTCTTCCGAGAACAGCAAGTTACCGTACGACGTTTCCCCATAAGCCACCGGCTACACCCCCTTCAGTTGGTTCCAGGTCACGCCGGGACTCAGCTTGGCGTTGACCTCCAGCTTGGTCGCCCCATCGGCAATGCCGTAACCCGACAAGGTGGTCGGCTTGCCCGTCACTCCCGCCCAAGCTACGCTGTCCGCCGCCTCGGCGGAATCGACCTTACCGTTGCCGTTCGTGTCGTAAATGCTCTTAAGCATGTCCCCCGCCGCCAAGCCGGACGCCAGAAGGACATTCCCGCTCGTCGCCGTGCCGACAAACAGCTTTTTCGTATCCGTGCAGTACCCCAGCTCTCCATCGGACAAGGTTCCGATGTTGGCTTCCAGTCCTCGCCGGATTTGAATCAATACTTTGCGAGCCATCTCATCACCGCCTTAAAACGTGCCGCCGTCGATCGCGCTGACCGTCAGGCGGTTGCCGTTCGCGGAATCGTACACGATGCTGCTCTCGTCGATATGGGCCGCTACTCCATTCGTATCGACGGCAATCCCCCGATAAGCCTTCACCGAGATCGCGTCCGCGGCGACCGTAATCCCGTTGCCGCCGCCAACGTTCAGAGTCACGCTGTCGGCTTGCCCGCCTCCGGTCAACCCGGTACCGGCCGTAATCGTCTGAAGCGCGCCGCCGGTTCGGACCCAAGCGGTTCCGTTCCAGCTGTAAACCTTCTGTTCGGCATCCACGTAGCAAGTCCAACCGACCGAAGGCGGATAGTAAACCCAAGCGCCCGATTGCCATTCGGCGATCTGCGTCTGTTTGCCGGCCCAAGCTCCGGTCGCGTTCGCCGGGATGATATAACGATCGCCTTCCGCGTTGCCGGATGCCGGCGGCGTAACCGTCGTTTGATTTTTGACCGAGGCTTGCGGCTCGATGTTATGCTTGGCCAGCTCGATCTCGTTCCGAATTTTCTGAGCGGACCACAGCTCGGTGGTCGAAGCTCCGGAATCGTTGATCTGACGATGCTTGGCCGCATCGTCCACATGAGCGCGAACCTCCGCGGCCGACGCGGACGCCGAGCCGTCGCTCAGCTTGCTGACATGCCCGGCCGTCAAATCCGACTTCAGGACCCGGCCATACGTCGCGCCCTCCGCAACATCGTCCAACGTCCCCGTCAGATCCGAGATTCCGATCGCATTGATCCTGATCCACTGCGTTCCGTCATCCAGATATAGATAACCCGAGTTCGCCCCCGAGGTCACGTAATAAGTACGACCGGAAGAGGCGGCACTCGGACGGTTAGCGTAAGTGCCCGACATCGCCCGGCCGACGAACAGATTGGAGGTTCCGTCGCCGACATACACCTCTTTCGTATCGGTGCAAAACCCCATCTCTCCGGACAGAAGAGCACCGCGGGCCGTCAATTCCGCTTTGGTTCCCCGCCGTATCCTGACCGTTTGCGCCATTTTAAACCTCCTCTTTAAAAGAACCCCCGTCGATGATCCCCGAGCTCTTGTATCGTTCCAGTTCGTCTTGAGTGGCTGCCAGTCTATCCTGCAGAAGATTGATGTCCTCCGCTTCCACGGTATCCCCCGGCGTTTCATAGACGACATAGACGGGATTCGCTGTCGTATAAATCCGAATCTCTCTTTTCCAAGGCGTCTCCGACGGAATCGATACCGTGAAGTTCGTTACCCTTTCTCCCGTGAACTTGGGTCCGGTATACGCTTGAATCGAACTCGGCGGCACATTGTCGTGAGAGAGCGGACCTTCATAGACGCCGTCCTTCGTCTCGAAGGCTTCCTCGATCGAATAAACTTCTCCGGCGGCCTTCTTGTTCAGCTTAGCGGCAAAAGAATATCCCATCCCCTACACCCCCAGAGAGACGCTGCCCAGCACCGGAATCTGTTCGTCCGTCAGCGCGACGTTGGTCGAAGCCCCGTTGACCAAGAATTCTTCATAATCCACGATCCCGGGGACGTCGAGAAGAAGCGTGCCCAGCTTGGCATAGCTCACGTAAGAGGTTTTAAAGGCCGTCTCCTGAAAATAATCCTCTACCAGCGTCTCATACGAGTTTTGGGCATCCTGCAGCGTATAACCTGTGGCGAGAGTAACCTTGGCGGCCACGGCAATGCTCTTCTGCTCGGCCGAAGCCACCGTCACCGTCGCTCCGATCGGCCGCACGTTCTCCACATAAGCGGCCACTTCCGCGACCAGCTCGGCACCGGCGGGCTTACCCGCCTGATTCGCGAGCACCAGCTTCACCGTTCCCGGCCCGTTCCAGGTCGGGAACACCCTCGCATCGCCTATCCCCGGCACCTCCAGCGCCCACTGGCGATACTGAGCCGCGTTGCCGGAGGTGGCCGGCTGGCGAATCTTGGCCATAAGCCGACCCAACAACGCTTCGTCGCTCTCTATGTCCGCGCCCCCGCCTGTCTCCGCCTCATTCGTAATCCCGGCAACTCCTCCTACGGAAGTCATCAGCAGCTTGATCGCCGAAGCCGCCACGTTGCCGTGAGCTCCGGGTTCGACCGCCGCAATCGCAACGGTCGCCATACCGTCCGAATTCAGAGTCGCCTCTTCGATCGTCTCGAACTCGACGGACGGTGTGCTCGTCGCCGCATCCGCCTCCGTCGCCGCCAGCGTTCCCGCCGGAATGACCGTCCCCGCAGCTCCCGTGATTTTCACCGATCCGGTCGCCTTCTGGGCTTCCTTCCGGCTGATGCCATGCTCCTCGCACCTAAGATCCAGATAAGCCCCGAACGTCGTGGAAGCGAATCCCCGCCGCAGCACCTCCTGCGCCCAAACCGCCGAATTGAACAGCTCGTAAGCGACAGGAGCCAGAGCGTCCCAGAAGAAGGATCCTTCCGATCGGTCTACATCCGAAGGGAGCCGAGCCAGCATCCGGGCCATAATGGCTTCCTCCGTCTGCTCCTGCAAATAATCCGGCAAAACCGTCGTCATCTCGTCGTCACCACGCTTCCTTGAACGGTCCCCGTCTCCTCGCGCACGTTCTTTACCTCGCAAGCAAACGTGACCCGCTCTTTCTCCCATTCAAAAGTAAAATGGCCTACCGCAGCGGTCCGAGGATCGGCCAAAAGCGTCTCCGTCGTAATGCGAGCGATCTCGCTCTGGACCGCCTCCCGTGACAGGTTCAGGCCGATTAAGCCTTCGAACTCTTGCCCGTAGTCCCGCGAATACACCAAGTATTTATACCGCTCCGTTAGCAGCGCTTTGGCGCACCATTCGAGCCAAGCGTCCGTCCCCTCGACCTCGGCCATTCTGCCGGTCGGGGTTCGAACGAAGTCCCCCGCCAGATAATCGAACTTCGGACTCCGCCCGAAGGCGAACTGATCTTCCCGGATCGTCACCGGTTCATCCGCCGTCGCCTCTGCCTCGGGAAATAAATTAGCCATCCGCTCCCACCACCTTGCACACAACCACCGCGTGGTTGCCGTCGTTGACCGGAATCGCCAGCACCCGATCGCCGGGGCTGAATCCGGCTTTTATCTCCACCCGGACCCCTTCCACTTCCGCCTCATCGAAATCGAATCGAGTCGGAGCGGAAGTCGAAGCCCCCGCTAGAGGGATCCCGTCTTCTTGCACCGGAGAGGTCATCGTCCCCACCCAGGTAAAGGCCGGAACATGCAGCTTCGCCATCCACTCCGCGACTCCGTAGTCCGGAATCTCATGCTTGAACGAATCGAGCTTGAGCCCGCCTGCCGTGATCGTACCTAGCTCCGCTCCAAGTCCCGATACCGCCTGAGACACGATTCCGTTGAACCTCTGCTCAAGCGACGAGACCAGATTTCGATAAGGATCAGCCACACCAATCCCTCCTAACTTTCGCCTCTCCGGCCAGCTCCAGCTCCATATGACCGGGAGTGCCCAGCCTGTGCTTCACCGATGTCACGAAGAGGTCCAGTCCATTCAAGCGAACCTTGTCCCCGGCGCGGATCGTGTTGATATCGGGCGCGGTCACGGTGAACGTCTCCTGCATTCCCATCAGCATGTTCTTGGCCGCTTCCTTCGCTTCGGCGACGGACTCGATTTTGCAGTCCTGGATGACCTTTTGCAGCGTGCCGTATTTCTCCGTCTCGCCTTTGACCAGCGCCAGCACCGGGGACAGCTTCTTGTCGCTCCCCGAATTCCCGAGCACCTTCACCTGCGTCACCGCGCCCTCCAGCGTACGAAGCTGAGTGACCTCCTCCAGCGTCTCCAGCTCCCAGATCGTGGAGTTGCCGCCGATGCGGACAAGCTCCAAGCCGCTTGCGCTCATTCGGGGACGGTACATGTCGCCGCCCTTGTCGGCCGTCTCCCTCAAATCTTCCTGCACCATGGAGAAAATGGACTGTCTGCGCTTCACGCTGCGGGCGAGGAGGATCCGGGTGTCCGGAAGCGTTCCGATGGGGATGCTCCAGTCCTTCGCGTAGGCCCTCAGCCTTTGCGAGGCCGTCTGTCCAGCGGGCAGCAGCCGCTCGTCTTCGGACTTGGCCAGATAGATCGTCCGGTCGTATGCGGTCAGGCTCAACCGCTTGCTTCCGTTATTCGTGCTGGAGCACTCCCAGACGAGCCCGGGATTCAGCAGGTCCGTCTTCCCCGTCGATCCGTAAGGCGTTCCCGAGATTCGAATCGCCTGGCCGGGAGCGACGGTCGGAAGATTGGCCGTAACCGCGAGCTGAAGGCTCGCCCGGCAGGCGATCTCCTCCAGCGATTCTTCGATCGAGATCTCCTCGACCAGATCGGTGAGATCGTATTTCTCGGCTAGAACTACCTCGTAACTCACGGCATCACCAGCTTCTGCCCGACGACGATTCGGTTCGGATCCTTGCCGATGGTCGTCTTGTTCTTTTCATAGATAGCGCTCCACTTCGAACTGCTCCCCAGCTCCCGCTTCGCAATCGCGGACAAAGTGTCGCCCGCGCGAACGACGTAAACCTTGGGAACCGCCTTCGTGTCCGTCCGAGCAGGGGCAACCGCATCGGCCGCTTCCGAGCCCGCCTTCTTTACCTTCATCTCCCGCCAAGTGCGGAAGGCGATATCGAAGGAGATGTCGCCAGGCTCGCCGCCCCTAAAGACGGTATTGACCGAAGACACGTAAACAAGGACGTTAACGGCCGTTTCGGTGATGAGGAGACGAACCGGTTTTTTGGAATTTAGGAGAGTGATCAGCCGCTCGAGCGCCTCTTGGGGATCCGGAATGCCGGCATACCGGCAATAGCTGGGATCCTCCTCCATAGGGAAGAACGAGGAGAACGAAATCTCCTTGATTTTCTCCTGCTGCGCCATATCAACCTCGCCCAGGGAGAGGATCTGGAACGTCTCGTACTGCTTCTCCCGGTTGATCGAGATCTCTTCCGGGTTCACCGGAAATTGAAATTTCTCGGAGCCGTCTATCAAATAAATGTCCATTCGCTTTCACCCGCTCTCTAATCGTGTTTCATGGGAATTAGGCGCGGTTCTCGATGCTTTGGCGGATCGAGACCGCGAGCTGGGCTCCGATCTGAGCGGAGATGGCGTCGTAATCGATTTTTTGGTTTTGCTGGATGCTGAGCTGAACCGCTCCGTTCATGATGCTTACGTTGGTTGGGGCGGGAGCCGGAGGCTGCTGCGCACTCTTGATTCCCATAGTTGTCCGCGAGTAGATCGTGCTTGCTGCCGCTCCCGCCACCATGCCAGTCCCTATGACCGGACCAATGCCCCCCTCCCGCCGAGCGGAAGTGGTCTCGGACGGTTCGGGAATCGCCTCCGGCGCTTTTTTCTTTTTATTCTTGTTTCCGAAGGGCCATAGTTTTTTGATTTTGTTAATATTGGCGCCGATTTTCTCTCCAACCCAATCGCCTGCCATCCCTCCAGCCCATGTACCGATCGCCGTTCCAACGCCCGGCAAGATCATGGTTCCTAAAGCTCCCAAAGCGGTCGCGCCGACCGTCCCTCCAACCGCTTTGCCGATGGCCGCATTGCGTTCGTTACCTGGTTTCGCGGCCGCGATGTTGGCAACGTCAGATGCGATGGCTAGAGGTCTAAGGACCTTGCTGCTTGATTTGAGGATCTGTTTGGCACCGGGAACGCTAGGCAGTCCCATATTTGCAAATCCCATGTTGGCGAATCCGTTTGAAGAACCATTATTATTAAAATTTTTAGAGAATCCTCGCAAACCTGATGGCCATTTGGATTGAGCAGGGAGACTCTTTGACTTATTAGACGAACTCAATGGTTGCAGAGAGAACTTCTTTGTTGTTGGTTCTGGTTGGGCAAGAGGTTTAGAAGGAGTAGACGGTTTAGATTGAATAGGAAGCTTAGAGGATGTTCGCACATCAGGACTCTCGGTCTTTACTGGGGATGAGCTCAACTTTCCTAGAGCTGAACCAATCCACGTTTTTCCTTTCTTCTTTCCAGCTTCACCTTCTGAAAAGGTATTTGATAAGACTCCACCTAGAAACCCAGATAGCGTATCTTTCAAAATATCATTCAGATCACCGCTTACTCCCTTGTCCTCGCCAGCCCCACCCTCAACCTTAACGTTAACCGTAATTCCGTCCATCGAGGATTTTGCTTTGTCGGCAATCTTGCTAGCGTCAAAAGCTTCTAGGAATGAGTTCAGAAACACGCCGCCAGCAACTGTTCCCGCAGCCGCAAAAGCCCCTTGATAAGACGCAGGCACGACTCTAACAGAGATCCCCCATTGCTTCTGGGCATATTCGGCGAGCCGCGAGAAGATTTGGCTTAACGGTCCCGAGGCCAAATCCATCAGTCGGACCATTGGAGACACTTGAATCCGGCTCAGTATTTCCGAACGTTTTCGAACTTGTTCCAAAAATTTACCCGTCGTCTGAAAAACCTTCCCGGCTCTGTCCACACCATTCCCGTCAATAACAATCTGCTCCGAAGCCATATCCATCCCTCCTTTCTAGCCGGAGCCGGCCGCCTGGGAGGCGGCCTCCAGTTCGAGTTCCATGCTCGCCATCAAGAACAGCTGCTCGCCGCGCGGCAGCTGCCAGAACTGACCGGGGCGCAGGTGATGGCGGACCCAGATGGCATGAAGCATGCCGGCCTTCGCCCCGGTTCGGATCAGTTTTTTACGTCTTCGAGCTCCGTGTTGAAGCCGGACAGGTCAAGCACTACGTCACCCAGGGCCGACAGCTCCCCGGCGAGAAGGATGCGCTTGATGACCTCCTCGGCGCCGCTGGCCGAGAACTTCGCGAGCAGCTTCGAGTCTCCCCAGTTCGGGGAGACGGTGGAGGCCGCGATCAGCGAGACGTTGAACAGCTCCTCGTCGAGCCGCTCGATCGTCTGGCCGCGCTTCTCCTTGCGCTCCGTGCAGCGCTCGCGAATGCTGAACACCTGCTTGCCCGTCAAACCGCGCAGGCGCACCGGGATGCCAAGGCGCTCCAGCAGAACGGCCTTCTCCGGCACGGTGTCCGCGGCGAGCAGCCGCTCGAGAACCTGATCTTCGGTCAACGCTTCGAATTCCAATGCCATTGCCAGTCCTCCTCGCAGAATCAGTTAGCCGTAATCGGGTCGAGCAGCTCGTAGCCCTCGAAAGTGAAGGCCGTCTCCTCCGCCACTTCCTCGCCCGCCGTCCAGTTGGCGAGCTGGATCTTGTCCGCCACGCAATTGATCAGGCGGATGCGCTCGAAGCCGTAGGACTCCGGATCGCTGAGCTTGTTGATGACGTCGAACTTCGCGAAGCCGCGCCTCACCATGTCGCTCGTCACCTTGTAGCCGCTCATCGTACCGGTCCCTTTTTTGGCCCCGAGCTTATGGACGGTCCACTCCGCGCCCGCCAGCTTCAGCTCGCGCTTCTCCACCTCGACGGAAGCCTCCAGGTGGTTGATGTTCGTCTGCCAGACGCCGTCGATAAACACTTGCCCGTACGTGCCAAGAATCGCTCTAGTCGGATCCATCATGTTCCGTTATCCCCCTTATTGCACGGTGAACGTGCCGAAAATTTGCTCTACCACGTCGGTCAGCCGCGCTTCCCATTTCAAGAAGACCTGATCCGCCTCGGCGACGATGCTCTTGTCCTCATACACGTTGTAGCCGGTCGCTTCGATAACGCCGGACTGAGCCAAAGACTGCAAGTATTGCTTGCACGCGCCGATCAGCGCCAGACGTCCTTCCTCCGTGTTGTTGACCTTGCCGATGTAGCTGTCCTCCGCCGTACGTTGCAGGTCGGAATTGATCGTGTCGAGCACTCGGATCGTGCGGATTTTTTTCCACGCCGCGTTCTGGCCTTGACCCGGAGATACCAGGCTGTTTACGCCGCGAAGCGCCTTCACCTGACGACCGTCATGCACGAGGAGGAAAACGCCGCCGCGAACCGCCTGCTCCTGCTCGCTGCGGGTCCAGCGGCGCGACACGTCGGCAAAAGGAGCGGATGCGTACGTCGTGGATTCGCTTAAGGATTGACCGGCGATTCGGCCTGCGACGTAGGCGGAGAGCTGAGCCGAGCTGTACACGACGTCGCCTTCCTTCGCTCCGACGCCGACGTTGACGATGCCTTCGCAATTGAAGGTCGCGCTGCGCGCCGTTGCCTTCGCTACCGCGTCCGCCGCCTGATCGTCGCTCGTAGAGCCGCCAAGAACGGCGATCACTCCGAGTCCTTCCGAACGAATGCGGGTTACCCAAGACAGGACGCTCGATTGAAGAGCCGGGTCCGTGACACCGTCGAGCGCGAATGCGTTGAAAGACTGCGTCTCGAACGCTTCGAACGCGGCTAAATAATCCGCATTGTCGATGCCGTTAATGCCGGAGGCGCCCCCCGTCATCGCGGACCCGATGATGTCGGCCAGCACTCCGTTACCCTCGCTCAGCTTCTCGGCGACGATCCACTTGTTGGCGGAATCCCCGTTGATAGAGTCGACGGCCTCTTGAATCGAACCTCCCGCGAACGTAAAGGTGCGCAGCAGCGTCGCTCCTTCATAGAGCTTGAGATCCTTCTTGCTCGAATCCGCCGCATTGGTTTGAACGGTCGCCTTGAACTCATTGCCTCGTTCGCCCGTATACCGGGCAGTCAGCTTCAGCACGTTTACCGGCGTCTCCGTCGTATCCTTAAGCGCTACGGAAGCAGCCGCATCGGTACCGTCCGACAGGCGATAGGCCAAGACTTTGTTCGCTCCGCCCAGCAGGGCGAGACGCAAGGTCGAATAAGCCGTCGCGCCTCCTTCGGAGACAGCCGAGAAAGTCTCGATTGCCTCATTCTCGCTCGCAATCTCGGTAATATCCCGAGTCGGCCCCCAATGCGCCCGGATCGGGACGGCGACGACGCCTCTTGTCCCCGGTTGAATCGCCGCCGCGGCAGCCGCCTTAAAAGCCATGTAAAAGCCGGGCAGTACCGGCATGTCCGTCGTGCTCCAATTTCCTCCAGCCATCGTATCAGCTCACCTTTCTGTTCATGAATTGATGAATGAGATCTTGCGCTTCTTCCAACGAGAGCGACTTGCGACCGTCCCCCAAGCCGGACAGAGCTCCTGCCGCCGCATCCGAAGACACCGCGAACAGCTCCCTCGATTGCCGGATGAGCTCATTGGCCTCATAAAGTATCTTTTCGATGTCGGCCCTTGCTCCGGCTGCTTTCTTCTTGCCAGCCATTCCCTTCACCTCAATGCGCGATAGATTGATAGCGGACTTCCCTCATGAGAGGCGCGTCCTCCGAGGAGCTCCCGTCGCTTCGAACCGAACGCCGGGACAGCGTCACGGACAGTTGGCCCGATCGCAGAGCATCGGCTTCCATCATGGCCGCGCACTCCTGAACGGCGACGAACTGCTTCGCCTCCGCATTCAGCTCGATTTTTCCGCTTCGCTTCAGCTCTTCCGCAATCCGAACGACCGCTTCCGCTTGCTCGTTCGGAGTTCGTCCGAGCACGTGACCCGTCACTTGCTTGCGAGTCTTCACGGCTGCGGCGTTCCCGTCCGATGTCTCCAGCCCGACGATTCTCCATAGAATGGCGGGTGCCAGATAGCCTGGCGGCCACCTCTCGCCGTAGACCGACCACGCGGCTCCGAGCAGAGACTTCGTCCAATCGATCAGCGCCTCGGTCCAGGCATCTCTCGGCACCGTCTCCGCCCGTTCCGCTGCCTCGACGGCCGCGACGGAGAAGCGAAGCCCCCTCGTCAGCGCTTGCCGCTCTTCGTCCGGGAAGTCGGAACCGGCCGTACCCGCGTATTTGCAGGTGAATACTTCGCCCGTGGAAGAATCCGTCAGCGTTTGGCCGTCAAGCGATTGAATGACCGCTTGTCCGAGCCGGTCAACCGCCTCGAAGCCCGCGGCTTCCGCTTCGTAAGGCCATACCTCGTAGAAGCGGTTAAAGCCCGTCCAATCGTTGACGGAAGCTTCCTCTCCCTGTACGAGAACGAGATAAGGCTTGTCCGCCGTCAAGCCGTCCTCATGGGATTCGAGCACGCGCCCCGCGATCTCGGGAATATCGGCGATGAGACGCTGTCGGATTCCGTTACGCATCGGCCGCCACATCCTTCTGCTTCATGTTCGCTTGCCCTCCCGTATCGATTATGCGATCGGGCCGTTACGACCCTCTCATCCATAAGTGGCAATCGTACGACAAGCTCCTCATCCTACGAGATCGACCGGCTTGCCGATATTCATCGCGATCTTGCGCTGAGCCCGGGTCGTATAGGTGCCCGCGCTCGATTTGCTGATGTGAAGCAGTTCGGCTATCTCGGACAGCGAGCAGCCTTGCCCATGAGCGAGCGAATAGCAGTCGCGTTCCCTCTCCGTCAACCCCCTCATTGCCGCGTCCAATCGGTTAGACCGCCCTTCTTCTTCCCTCTCCGGCTCCTCGAATCCGTAGACATCCGTACTCCCTCTTACCGGAAGAAGCGCCGGATCGGTCGGAATTTCTCTCTGATAGGAAGCCAGACGCTCCGCTCCGCGGCGGTTGCCCGGCCTTCTGCCCGTCTCCAACCATTCGATGACATAAGAGCAGCTCGAGATCATCTCGACGATCAGCTTGCGGTCGTTCTCTAGCGTAAGCACCGCCTCCATCTGCTCCACCGTCCGCACCGGCTCGATTCTCTTTATCCGGCGAGTCAGCCGATCGGCGGCGAGCAGCAGCCCCCGTCGAGTCTCCCTATAATTCTCTAAAGTCGCTCCGCCCAGATCGGTTTTTCTCACCAGCTTCGGTTGAAAACTCATTTTTCCACGCTCCCTCTTAAGAAGATTATTTGTTTTGCCAATTTGGCAAAATCACTTCAAAACAACAGTCACAAATCTTCCATGCGTCTATGTGATTTGGCAAATTCTGAATCTGAGAGAATCATATATTACCGTTACGGCAAAAGTCAACCCAGTTTCAACCAAAATTATTTCATGGTTTTACCGAATCGGAAAATATGCTATACTAAACCTACCAATTCCGGAGAGAAGGAAGATTCTCTATGACACTGGGCAAGCGACTGAGAGAGAGGCGCGAGCGGTTCGGCTTGACGCAGCTGGACGCCGCCAGGGAGCTCGGGATCAGCAACGTGCAGCTCTCCCGATACGAATCGGACGACCGCAAGCCGGAGCCTGAGATGCTAAGCCGATTCGCCGAATTTTACCGCACGACGACCGATTATTTGCTGGGCCGGACGGAGGACTCGACGCTCGCCAAGAGCGATTCCTCCCTCTATGCCGAGTTCGAACGCTTCGTCAACAACCCGGAGCACGGCGTTTTTTTTAAGGAATATCTGGATGCCCCGGCGGAGAGAAAAGAAGAAATGCTGAGATTCTGGGAGTTTATCCGAGAGAAAGAACGGAATCGCAAGCCTGGCGACCGTCAGGGAGAGTAA